ACTTCGATATGGATGTAGTAATTGGGAACGGCGCCATAGTCGCCGTCGTGGGTAACGGTACGGCAGGGTTTAACCTCCCGGATAAGATCCAAAAGATAGGTAAAAAAACGCCGCTCCGTTGGTTTATCTTTGAATTGTCTATCAATCCAAAAATGGTTGACGTTGAAGTTATCCTGGTCGAAACGGATCGGTCCAGCCATAACATGCACAGACAATGTGGTGCCATGTACTGTGGCAATAGACCATTTAAAGGTGGGATATTTAGCCTTTATGGCGTTACGGATTGCTTTCGTTTCCGATGCTTGTAGGAAAGGCATAATTTTATACTCCGGTTGACGTGGTGGTTTGCCACTAGACTGCACCCTATCGCTAGGATGCAGTTAACTGGCTATTCGCGCATAGGCATAATTACGCCGTAGTTGTCCGGATTCGTTGTGGACTCAACGCGGTATCCGTCTCCTGCGGTTTCAGGTATGTACAGCTTGACTCCGGCATCCGTACGACCCTTGTCAGTCAAGGCGCGTTGCAGTCTGACTAATAGTTCCGCATTAAGGACTATGTAGTTATCCGTTTTAGGTTCAATCACGGCCCGGTAATTCGGAAACTTGCCATCAACATATTTAAAATCCGAGACGGACTCGCAATTGGAAACCTTGACGCCGGTGTCTGTTAACTCGAAGCCACACTCTTTTTTCTGTGCGGCCTTGACGGACTCCAGCGGCATAATCCGGTCTTGCAATTGTTCGCCCTCGATATCCACGGGGGTAATTGCCATGATCTGGCCGTTGGTTGCCACGGCTACCTTGTGATCAGGATCAATCAATACTCCATGCAGGCAATAGCGGACGTCTGATTTATTAGCGCATGCTTGTTCGATTTTAGTTGTAAATTGCATTTTTAATACTCCGGTATACGGCAGGATTGCCGCGTATCCCGTCTCATAAACGGGATAGACTGCAAACCTAGTGCCCGGCGGCCTCGTATGCTTCACTGACACGGTGGGAGGACCGTGCACGTGCTAGGTCAACGATTTTATCAGCATATAAAACGCAAATAAGGTGTTGATTGATATAGTCTGTATCTGTGCATTCTGATATCTCACGTAAAGATGAAATAGCACGCGAAAAAGAATGCACAACGCCGGAAAGATTACACGCATCTTGTACAGCATAGGCTTCGTTCAATAATTCTTGTTCAGTTTTCATTTTATGATTACTCCGGTATAGCATCGGGATTGATGCGCGTAGACTGCCTATTACTAGGCAGTCTAGACTCATCAACTTACGGGCAAGAATCCAAAATATAATATTCGGGGATACCTTGGTAAAAGGTGTCAAGGTCAATTTCATCGGCCACGTGGTAGCCGTTGCGATCGTTAGGCCAGTCTGGATCATAGACAACAAAATAGACGTTATCTGGATCAAGTCTGGCTTTACGTTTCATTAATTTCACAGCGTTGCTAAGGTTCATCTAGGCCACCTTTTTTCGTTCGTCAGAATCAAAAGACTTGCATCCGTAAGCTTGCGCCAATCCGTTTAAATCTACGCTTTTATTGAAACGTTGACGGCGCTTTGACGGTACGTGCCAGTACCATGCTTCGCGCTTGCTATGCCAGCGACACTTAACACCGTTGTGGCCTAGTTGCGCCTTATATGGCTTGGTGTTGCCAGTAATCCAGATCCAGCTACCGATTAGCAGGATCTCAACATCAACCATACCAAGGCCGACCAGTTCGCCGATCTTATCCATAACGGACTGCTCCGTCGTCTGATTGTAGTGGTATGTATGCTGTCGGCCATCAGTACCGGTTACCGTCTCGCCGCTCATACGTAACAACGTAGCGTGGTATTCAGTATTGATGGCTTGCATAGTCGCGTTATTACCACCGCGGTCCGGGTGATGTTGCATCGCCAAACGACGGTACAGTGTCTTAACTTCGGCAGTTGTAGTGCAGGATTGGAAGTACATTATGGGCGTACCTCCAATAGTATGTTGTAATGATCTAACCCTTGTTGAAGGCGGGTTAAAATGTCCTGTGTCTGCACTGTGGGATCTGTAAAAAACTTATCAGATAATAGGTATTCCTGTATATCTTGAATCGTAGCCGCAAAGGCACAGATACGCGCTGCATTGTTTTTGTTTTCGGATTCTAGGTATTTGATGTAATTCATAATTGTTTACTCCGGTGTGATTATTATCAGGAATGGGTGTATCCATCTAACTCAATCCCAAGATACATACCGCCCCAAGGGACCATGATATAACCGAACCCAGGGGCAACAGTTTTACGAAATTGACGATATGTTAGGGATTGGGGTGTATCGGTCTTACGGTTAAAGATGCGCCAAAGGGCGGCGCGTTGTTCTTTGGTTGTCTTGATCATTTTTTATACTCCGGTATTGTGGTTAATCAGTTGGTGTTCAGTTAATACGCGAGTGCACCGTCTCATAAACAGCGCACGCTTATAAACTGTGGAGTATTTACGCCATAACTCTACATAATGGCGTTTCAGACTTTCCGTTGAACGTGGCGTATTCAGAATCCCTGCCCGGTGCGGCGGATAGTTTCCCTGTCAATCAGTTCCGTTAACAATGATTGTCGTACCATTACAATGATATTGCAAGTACCAAAGCATACCGTTTATCCGATAAATGAGAGAAAATGAACAAAATACACCCTCACTACCCTATACCTCACTATGAGATCGTGCGTTAGAGGACAACTGACGAAGCTTAAAAGGCCGGGAAAATGAAATTCAAACTAAAACACGTTGTAACCGCTCTGGATGACACCAGAGCACCAAGAGTCAAAGGTACTGTCATCTATGAACAACGTGACTATGTCCAAAGACTACGCCATCTGCTAATCCAATCCGAAACGGGAACCGAAGTGAAGCGCCAGTACACTAAATCCGCTAGCCAAGAGATCACGATGTGAGCACCCCCGCAGCGCCGGCACCATTAACCCGAGATGTTCGAGACGTGGCGCAAAAATACGGACTAACATCTAAACAAGCTAGATTTGCCATTGCTTACGTCAACAACGGTGGAAACGGGGTGCAAAGCGCTAAAGCTGCAGGATATAACGGGGGCGAAAGCGCAGTGGGTACACGTTCTGTAGAGCTAGTGCAGAAAAGTGCAGTTAAGGCAGCTATAGACGGTTTGATCGGCGGAAACGTTGAAAATTATGGGGTTGCAGACGTGTTACGCGATCTCAGATTGATAAAAGATGACGCTTTGGAACACCGCAACCACGCCAGCGCAGTGAAGTGTATCGAACTACATGGCAAACATATCGGCATGTGGAAAGATAGCGTTGCGGATTTAGGTGGTATCGAACTGGTGATAAAGCGCCGTTCTCCCACTATTGACGTGATTGACGGTGAACTGGTGTCTGATAGTGGGCAGACGGACGGTAGTCCAGCGGTGGGATAGCGTAACCTATTGATATGTATAGGTATGTGTGCTAATTCAATTTAACATAATAACGGTTATGCGCAATGGTGCCGGCAAGCATGGGACAGCGTAGCGTAGCGGTCCAGAATGGCTAGTTTGCTGGGGTTTCAGTTCAAAAAAGCATGCTTTCGGATATCGGCGACGGGGCAAGGCCGGAAAGCCGCCGCCCCCGTTCACGTGTACCTGTTTCGCATGAATCTCAGGTCAAATTCAGGTCAAACTCAGGTCAATTCATCTATCTATCCTCCCGGTACTGGGTGGGTAGATTAAAATGGACGGTCATTTTTAGTGTAAACTGCGGCTTTCAGACGAAAAGTACCGGGGATATACAATGGTATTTGAGGCATTTCAGCACAGTCGATGGGTTGGTCATTGGCGGATGGTGATGCACGCGAAGCGGTTGATTTGGTGTACTGGTCATCGACGTTGGATGGGGTACAGGAGGTTTGGTTTGAGTGATTTTCAGTGGTGGAATCGACGGGACCGGGAGTGTTTTGAGTGTCGTCGTGGAGGTAATTTGTGATGCCTTGTAAGGGTCCGAAGAGTCGTGGTCGGAGGAAGAAATAGTGCCGACTGAGAAGCAGAGGTTGAAGGCGCGGATGGCTGCGAATGAGAAGCGGTTGAAGGTTTTGCGTCGGAAGGCTGCGGTGCGTGATCCGGGTGACAGGGCGAAGGATATGAAGGCTACTGGTCGGAAGTTAGTACGTGATTTCAAAGGGAGCAGGATCAAGGTTTTGAAGAAACCGGTGCGTCGTAGTCGGCGGATGGGTGCGTAATTTGTGACAGTTAATATGGGAGAATTGTGATGAATCTTTGGAACATTCGGGAGTGGGTGCCGTTTGTGGCCGGTGGTTTGCTGGTTTTGGTGTTTGCGGTTATCCCGTTGGTGGTTTGTGGTCAATCTGTGCAGATTTGGAGTGCGGATGGGAAGTATTTAGGAAATTTGAATTCAAATCGGTTTGATCCGAATTCTGTATCGAATCCATTTGGGCGGTACGGGAGTCAATTCAGTCCGGATTCGATCAACAATCAATTTGGGAAGTATGGGAATCCGTTCAGTCCGTATTCGGTTCAGAACCCTTATTCGACGGGAGGTTTCCCGGTAGTACAGCCGTGGAAACCGTAGGGTATTTCGATTTCAAGTTCAGGTTGGAGGATCGGAAGCGTGTTTTCCTGGAGTATTTAGAGGCTGATGGGTGGGAGGCGGTTGATTTAGTTGGGTCGAGTCGTGGATTGGATCGTTCCTGGGTGACGGATCAGGTTGCGCAGATGGTTAAACGGATGGATCGTGGTCGGATTCTACAATTATTGGAGAGGGTCTAATGGCTTTTGGATTAGGTGCGTTAGCGGGTCTGGCGTTTGGTGGATTGCCGGGTGCGTTGGTTGGTGGATTGGGGGGTGCTGGATTGGGGAGTTTGTTATCTTCTCAACGCGGGACTTTGACCAATGTCCCACAGGAGGCACCGTCTGAGATCACTTTAGCGCAGTTATTAGGTGCGCTTCCGCCGGAAGTTTTGCAGCAATTATTAGGTAACGGATTGAATATCCAGAATTTGGGTTTTCAGAATCAACCCAATCAACAGGGCGGATTGGGGAATTTGGTCTCGAATGTGGGGGAAAGTGGGAAGACTCCGGGTGGTTTTAATTTTGGTGGGCGGGTGCCGAATGTGGCGAATGTACCGCAGAATGTACCGCGAAACGTGTTTCCGACTTCGTTTGCTGGTCAGCAGTTGAGTCCGGGTCGGGTAGCGTCAACTGTGGCGAAATTCCCGCAAACGTTCGGGGTATCGGGTAACAATCTCCAGGTCAATCCAAATCAGTTGTTTGGGTTCCAGGATCGGGTGGATTCTCTGTTTGGGCCGACGCGGGGGCAAGGGTCCAATCGGTGACGAACAAGAAGATTGAGTACGATTATGGACCGGTCCCGACGATAGAGCGATTCACCGATTCCACCAAGTTCATTCGGGGGATCATGGGTCCGTTCGGGTCGGGCAAGTCTTCGGGGTGTGTGTTGGAGATCATTCGTCGGGGGATGGAACAGCGACCGGGGGCGGATGGGATACGCAGGACTCGTTGGGCGGTTATCCGGAATTCGTATCCGCAGTTGAATGATTCAACCATTAGGACGGTTCACGATTGGTTCCCGCCGCGGATTTTCGGGAAGTATCACACGCAGAAGCATGAATACAAGATCACGCGATTCAAGGATTGTGAGATCGAGATACTTTTCCGTGCTTTAGACAGGCCGGATCAGGTCGAGAACCTTCTTTCAACGGAGTACACGGGTGCGTGGTTGAACGAAGCCAGGGAAGTCCCTGAAGCTATTTTCGAGGCTATACAGGGACGTGTAGGTCGGTATCCTTCGTTTCGGGAAGAGGGGTGTACCTGGGATGGGGTGATTATGGATACCAATCCTCCTGACACTGATTCCTGGTGGTACCGGCATTTTGAAGAGTCGTTGGACACATCCAGGGTTTGTACTGAGATCATCGAAGATTCGACGGGTAAGAAGTGTGGGGAACCGTCTGTTCGGGTCTTCAACAAGTTCACGCATGAAGAGTTTGCCTTTTGTCGCAAGCACGATAAGTACGAGTTGTTCAAGCAACCTTCGGGGTTGAGTCCCAAAGCTGAGAATCTAGTCAATCTAAAAAAGGACTACTACAAGAATCTGGCCGCCGGCAAGAAGTCTGAATACATCAAAGTCTACATTCATGGGGATTATGGGTTCATCATTGATGGACAGCCGGTTTATCCCGAGTATGACGATGCGGTGCATTGTGGGGAGTTTGATGTTACGGAGGGGTTGATGATTCGCCGTGGTTGGGACTTTGGTTTATGTTATTCCGATGATACGGAAGTGTTGACCAAATCAGGGTGGAAATTATTTAAGGATGTTGATGAGGTATTCGACCAGGTTGCTACACGGAACCCGGATACGGGGCTGATGGAATATACGGATATTAATTTCAAGGTTGATCGTCCATACAGGGGAGAAATGCTTGAATGGGCCAACACTGAGATGAACATGTGCGTTACGCCAGAACATGTGGTTCCGTTTACGTATCGCGATACTCCTGACAAGGTGCATTGGGCGAGTGCGCAATGGTTATCTGAAAACATGAGTGGTCATCATTATGTCGATTTATGTTCGCAGTGGAGTCCTGATTACCGGGAGAAGGAATATTTCGGTATATCGTCTAAAGTATTTGCTGGTTTCATGGGTATATATCTCAGTGAGGGTTGCACGGACGGCAATCGGGTGTCTATTTATCAGAAGGAAAATAACAGGGAAATTGCTGATCTTCTGAGGGAGACCGGCAAGGATTGGCGCAGGAAGGATGGCGGGAAGGCGGCAGGGTGGAGGTTGTACGATCCTGAATTAGCGTTATTTCTCAATGCGTTTGGGCGCGCCTGTATTAAGTATGTGCATCCGATAATCAAGCAGATGCCGACGAGTCATATTCTCAATTTCATACGATTTTATACCATTGGTGATGGACATATCCGAGTGCGAAACGGGGTTGAAGAACACACCATCTTTACTACCTCTCTGACGATGGCAGGGGCGTTGCAGGAGTTGGCGCAAAAGGTTGGATGGAATACATCTCTTCGTGTGGTTGCGCCGCAGCAAAGCGTAATGGCGGAAGGTAATACGGCACGTGTAATAACGAATAAAGGCGGTTATTCCATCACATTTAAGAAACACGCCCAACGTGCAGAATTTCATAAGCGCAGTTTCCGAAGGGTGCAATATGACGGAAGAATATATTGTTTGAATGTTCCTTATCACACGTTATATGTGAGGCGAGGCGGCAAACCGCACTGGAACGGCAATACGCCAGCGGTGACGTTCTCGCAGATGCACCCTTCCGGCCAGTGGCGGATTCTGGATGAATTCGTTGGGACCAATATTGCGGTAGACCGGTTCAGTGATGATTTAATCACCTACTGCAATCAGCATTATCCTGATTTCATCTTTCAGGATTTCGGTGATCCTGCCGGAGACGCAAGGAGTCAGGTCGATGAAAAAACCTGTTTCCAGATACTCCGTTCAAAGGGGATCATGATCGAACCGGGGACTCAGGAACCTGGGATTAGAATTGAAGCGGTCAGAAAGCCGATGGGACGCAAGGATGGATTTGTCATGCACCCCCGGTGCAAGGTCTTGCGGAAGGGATTCAAGGGTGGGTATTTCTACCGCAAGATGATGAACAAAGCCGGTACGATTTCCGAGAAACCGGAGAAGAACGATTATTCGCATCCGCATGATGCGCTTCAGTACGATGCAACGAGGTTGTTTGCCTATGATTTGTTGACTCCGAAAAAGGAGGCGGCACGGCAGCGATATGATGATAAACCCAAGACTCGGAGACGGAGTTGGATGGCGGCATGAATCCTAAATATAAATCCCGGTTTAATTGTGCGTGCTGTGGGTGTGATGGCAGACATAAAATGTTTTGGGAAACTGAGACGCTGTGCCGTGAGTGTTGTTTGAAGTATGGCGACCCTAAAAGTAAGGAACCGGGAAAAGACCCGAGGTTACAAAATGAAACAAACAGACATTGACAGGTTAGTAGACATTAAAAGGGTTGAGTGGCCCAAGCTGGATGTACGGTCCAAGGAATTGAAGAAGGACAAGCAAGCCTTGGATGGTGAATGGAATCATCTTGAAAAAACGGCGGTAGCCAAATTGGGGCGGGAACAAATTAAGGTATGGGAGACTTCTAACGGTGTTCTGGTCGAGGTTCGCGCCAGAGAGAAAACGGTAACTATTCTGGATAAGGAATCTTACGATGAAAAAGAGTGAAATTGATTTGTATGTGGAGTTGAGGGAAGTCAAGATTCCGCATTTAACGGAAGTTATGCAAAATCTCGCCAAGGAGAAAACGGCGCATCAGGAGAATGCTAAAAAGGTTGAAATAGCCTTGATCAAGTCACTGGGGAAGGATGCGGCGACCCGGTTGTATTCGGCTAAGGATGGTTGGATGGTGGTTGTATCCAAAGACCGGGTGAAGGTGTTGAAAGAAGAGGATTTTGAACAAGAATGATCTTCAACCTGAAGAACGAAGAACTGGTAGAACATATCTGGCAGCAGTACAAGGGTAGTGACACGGTTATCGAGGCGTGGCGTCAGGAAGCCAGGTTAGACCTTGATTTCTACAACGGACACCAGTGGGATGAAGAAGACCAAGGGGAACTGGACGAGCAGGGACGTCCCGCTGTCACGTTCAATCGTGTTGCGAAGGTTATAGATGCAGTTTCCGGCAGTGAAGTGGTCAATCGTCAGGAAGCGACGTACCTCCCCCGGACGTTAGATGATGGTGCGCAGACTGAGGTATGGAATGCTGCGGCGAAGTGGGTTAGGGATTTAGCCGATGCAGAAGATGAGGAATCCGATTCTTTCCGGGAATTGCTGATCATGGGGATGGGTTGGACCGAGACGTCCGCTGTGTTCGATGAAGACCCGGACGGCCAAATCGAGATAGAAAGAACCGATCCCCTGGAAATGCGGTGGGATACAACGGCAACTGCAAGGAATCTGAAGGATAAGGCGTGGTTGTGCCGTGAGAAGTGGGTCAAGGAAGATGAAGTCAAGGCCAGATGGCCGGGTAAGGAATTAATCCCGGAGACGAGGGATTTACAGGGGTTGGATCAACCGCAGAATGCGGACCCTGGTGAAAGAGACTATGAAGGGCGGGAGTTTTTCAGTTTCAACCCGAAGAACCGGGAATTCAAGGTTATCCAGTATCAGTGGTACGAATTAGAGTCTTTTGATCGTGGGGTTGATGCGTTCGGGAGACTGCAAGAGGGTATTGAAGGGGTCAAGCAGTTCCGCAAAGTCTATTATCAGGCATTTGTAGCGGCGCGGACCCTACTGGAGAAGAAAAAGATTCCGGTTAACAAATTCACTTACGAGTGCATGACCGGGAAGCGGGATAAGCGGAGTGGGGCTACGGTTTGGTACGGGATGATGCGTGGGATGCGTGATCCTCAGTTGTGGGCGAACAAGTTTTTCTCTCAGATTCTCCATATTTACAATTCCAGTCCCAAGGGTGTGACGTTTTATGAGTCTGGCGCTTTTGCCAATGCCGATAAGGCGGCGGAAGATATAAACCGGTCTGATGGGATGGTTGAGTTGAATGTGGGGGGATTGAACAAACTCAAGCACGAGAACGGTTTTCAGATTCCAGCCAATGTTGATCGTTTGATGCAGTATGCGATTTCCGCCATTCCTGATGTTTCGGGAGTTAATCCGGAGTTTTTAGGTCTGGCTGATCGGGAGCAAGCTGGTGTTGTTGAGTTTCAACGCACCAAACAGGCGTTAGGGATTTTGTCGATCATGTTTGATTCACTCCGGAGATACCGGAAAAGGCATGGGAGATTATTGATTGATTTCATTGCGCGGTATATCTCGGATGAACGATTGATCCGTGTAGTGGGTCCGGAAGGCGAACAGTTCGTACCTCTAACCCGGAAAGAGAACGTCAAGTATGACGTGATTGTCGATGATGCGCCAAACAGTCCCAACTCCAAGACGGAAGCGTGGGTAGCGTTGCAGCAACTTCTCCCCATTTTGATAAATGCCGGTTTCCCACCGATTCCAGAGATTGTGGATTACATGCCGCTTCCGTTGAGTATGACGACCAAGTGGAAGCAGGCATTCCAGGCCAATTCGCAGGCGATCCAGGAGTTACAGGAACAAGTTCAGAAGCTGGAGAAAGAGAATCTCATTCTTCAGGCGAAGCGCGAGGAAAGGGTGGATGCGAATGCGACCAAACAGGTTAAGGAAGTATTGACCGATTCCAGAGACCGGGAACGCATAGACATACAGGAATTTGAAGCGATGACCAACAGATTGAAGGTGGAGAAAGATGAGCGAAGACCAGTTTGAAAAGGAAATGGCGGAAGAGGAAGGTATAGCCCAGGAGATCAGTGAAGTTGCAGAAGTTGCAGAAGAGGTAGCAGAACCGGAGACGGTTGCAAAAGAACAGTATGATTCCATCCATCAGGCGATGGACCGGGAACGGCACGAAAAAAAGGAATTGCAACAGCAGTTCACCGATTACAAGTCCGGGATGGAGGAAAAGTTCGCCCGTGTAGACGAACGGCTTACCACATTGAACAAGATGTGGGGGACTGAGGACGAAGTTGACCCCGAAGTCAAACAGCAGGAGGCTTTAGCGGCACAGCAAAAGGAGAATGCAGACATTCGGGAGCAGTTGAACATCATCAATCTGCAAAACACGCTTAATTCTCAGGAAGCGCAATTCTCTGCGCAGACGCCGGATTACAATGAAGCGAAGAATCACTATTTCTCCACCCGGTTAAATTCACTGGGCAAACTGGGGTATTCGCAGGAGCAGGCGCAGAACCAGATTGCAATGGAGACGATGCAGTTCTCACAGACGGCTTTATCACAAAACGAGAACGCAGCTTCCAGGCTTTACGATGCGGCGAAGGAACTGGGTTACATCCCGGTCACAGCCAAGGCTGAAGAGAGGATTGAAGCGATTAAGGAAGGTCAAGATGTTGGCACTATCCCCAAAGGCTCGCCACCCAAGGGTGAGTTAACGATGGAAACGCTGGCAAAGATGACGGATGCAGAATTTGCCACATTGACCCCTGAACAAATTAGAACAGCTCAGGGGGGGTAATGGTCGGGGTCTGCCGATTTAGCACCCCTTTCTCCCCCTAGTTGGCAGGGAACCCCCCGGCCACCTTTAGTATTCAGCCACAACTACTGGCGTTAATTGTAGTTTCAGCCTAGCCACGGCGTAAGTGGTTTGCGACGGACGTATCCGAAACACTTTCTTTCAATTATCAGGAGTATGAAATGGCTAACACTTCATATCCTGTCAATCATCCTTTAACCGTCAAGGTTTGGGAAAAGAGGCTTAATCGAGAGGCTTTGTCAGACACCCTTTTTGGGTTACTGACTGGTCCATCGTCCGCTTCGGTTATCCAAACCAAAGACGTGTTGAGTAAAAGTGCTGGTGATCGTATTCGCATAGGTCTGCGCATGCAATTGTCCGGTGATGGTCGGCAGGGCAACGAAACTCTTGAAGGTCAGGAAGAGGCGCTAACAACGTTCAGTGATGACGTATTCATCAACCTGCTTCGCCATGCCGTAAGGTCTGGTGGGGAAATAGACGATCAACGCGTGCCGTTCTCGGTGCGCGAAGAGGCGTTTGATGGATTGCGTGATTGGACGGCGGATCGTCTCGACACGGCTTTCTTAAATCAAGTGGCAGGCAACACGGATCAAGCGAATACCAAGTTTACCGGTAATCAGGCGACCATTGCCGCTTCAACCACAAGTGGGAATTCAAGGATCATCTTCGGTCCCTTGGATGCCACTACGGAAAATTCGCTTTCGGCCTCGGAATCAGGCAGCGCGAATTTCCAACTCACCATGATCGACAAAGCGGTCAATATGGCGACTGTCGCGGTTCCGTTAATTCGGATGCCGGTTACCCCTTGGGGTAGACGATGGGTTGCTGTATTACATCCAAACCAAATCTTCAGTCTAAAGACGGATGCGACAGCGGCCAGGGTAACTTGGTACGACACGCAACGTGCGCGGGTTGAAGGTGGTGAGACGAACAACCGTATCTTCAATGGTGGTCGGGTACTGGGTGAATACAACAATACTATTATTGTTGAAAACACTCGCATCCCATTGGCGCCAAGCACCACCACGGTTCGCCGTGCGGTGTTCCTGGGTGCGCAGGCAGCGGCTTACGCCATCGGGCGGAAAGGTGGTGTCAATGCGTTCAACTGGTTTGAAGAACGGTTCGACTATGGCGATCAACTCGGCGTGAAGGCGGGTCATATCTATGGGGTAAAGAAGTTGCAATTCAACGGCAACGACTTTGGCACCATCGTGATGGCGTCTCATGCTGAAGCACCTTAACGGAGGTTAACTATGGCTACTTTTACAGCAAGTGAGTGGACCTCAGAAGTGAAAGCGGTACACGCCGGTATGCAGTGCAAGTCCGGTGTTATTGCAGCGGCCGTCACAGGCGCGGCAAGTTCTGTTTTCAAACTGGTTAAGGTTCCAAACGGAGCAACCATCGTCGATTACATTTGGTGGATCGACGATGCGGCGGCCAATCAGACCTATAAATTGGGTCTGCGGTTGCCTATCTCTGATACTTTCACCCTCACTGAGTCGGCCTTATCGACTAGCATTTCGCTATCTACAGTGACAACACCTCACCGTGGCAGCATAAAGTTGCCAATCAAGGTGAGTCTCACCAACAACGCCATCCAACAGTGGGCATGGATTGAAGCAGTCGCAGCGATAGCCATATCGGCAAGCGCTACGCATCGCTTTACCGTGTTCTACACGATGGATGATTCATAGGGGTTAACCCTTAACAATGAGTCTGAAACCCCCTCTTCGGAGGGGGTTTTCTTTGGGGGGAGAATGAAACTATACGATTGGAAAGACCTTTATAGTGAAGCGCAAGCCTTACATGAAAAAGGAAATTTAATCGAGGCTGAGAAAAGATACAACGCAATTTTGAACCGGCAAATAGCGAATAGTGGACTGTTGTATTTGCTAGGTTCGTTGAACATGCAGAAAGGGAATAATGGATTAGCTATAATTCTGCTTGAAAAGTGTCTGGAAGACATGGGCCAATTCCCGGAAGCGTGGAACAATTTAGGGATTAGTTACAAGAAAGAATTTTTCAAGGAACAGGCGGCGGCATGTTTCCAAAAAGCCTGGGAGATAAATCCCGATTGTGCTGATTATCCGTCTAATTGCGCTGGTTGTTATATCAACGAGGGCGAGCCGGAAGTAGCTATTGAGTTGTGTAACAAGGCTTTAGAGATTGATCCCGAACACCAACAGTCCAAGTGGCACAAATCGTTAGCCTTAATGGAACTCCAGCAGTGGAAAGAAGGATTCGCACTTTATGAGGCGCGGTTTGCCGGGGTTTTCCAGGGAACGGGAAGTGATATTCCCAACATGCGCAATTATGCCAAAAAGGGAATGACGCCGTGGTGGGATGGTAAGGCAAAGGGTTTGGTTGCTATTCATGGGGAACAGGGGATTGGTGACGAGGTTTTATTCGCCACTTGTTTTGCTGCAGCGTTGGAATCCGGAGCAGAGTTGGTTTTCGAGTGTACTCCGAGAATGGAAGGATTATTCAACCGTTCGATAGATTGTAAAGTTATAGGAACGAACCGGTTGGATGGTTCTGAATGGAAAGGAGATAGGACGGTAGATTACAAATTAGGGGTTGGTTCTTTCGGCAACCTGTACCGTTCTGAAGGGAACATTCCTGGGACGCCTTATCTGATTCCTGATCCTAAGTTAAAGAAATATTATGCCAAGAGGCTTAAAAGTCTTGGGGCCAGACCAAAGATAGGCATCGCATGGCAGGGGGGTGTACCCAGTACCCGAGTTGATCTGAGAACCATTCGGTTAAACGAGTTTCAGTCGATTATCGAGCAGGAAGCGGACTTTATCTCGTTACAGTACACACAGCCAGCCAAGGAAGAAGTGATGGCTTTCAAGGCCGAAACCGGGTTACGGATCATCCATTGGAAGGATGCTGCTGAAGCAAAGGATATGGACCATTACGCGGCCCTGGTCTGTAACCTCGACTTGGTAATTTCCGTTTGTCAGACTGCAATTCATATTTGCGGTGCCTTGGGGGTTCAATGTCTATGTCTTACCCCTTATGCGCCTGCGTGGAGATACGGAGTAACCGGCGATTTCCCGTGGTATCAATCGGTAGATTTGATCCGCCAACAGAAAGGGGATACGTGGGAACCGGCAATTAATTACGCGGCGCAGAAATTAGCGGCGTGTTTGAAGACGGGTGATTTCTCTAAAGTCATTACCGGGAAGTCCATCATTGCTGGACAAGTCCCGTTGGTGGCAGTAGCGCAATGATCTCCGAATATTACCGGAACCAGAATGAGGAACTACACCGGTCAAACGAACATTACGGTACGAGTGGCAGGAAGTTCGCCCCGATGGTCGGTTCCTTGTGCAAGGAATACAAAACGAATGATGTGTTGGACTATGGGTGCGGTAAGGCCACTTTAGCCGAAGCATTGGGGCCATATGTCAAGAATTATGATCCTGCGGTCCCTCGGTACAGTGCGCGTCCCGTCCCGGCTGATTTTGTGGTTTGTACCGATGTTATGGAACACATAGAAAAGGAATTTCTGAGAGAGGTTCTTGATGATATTTCCGATTTAACCAAGAAGATTGCATTAATCAGTATCGCTTCACGTCCAGCGTTGAAGTTTTTACCGGATGGTCGGAATGCGCATTTAATCCAAGAACCTTACGAATGGTGGATGCCTCTTTTGTGGGATAGGTTTTCCATCATCCTGTTTGAGAACCTGCACAACAAAGAATACATATTCTTATTGGGGAGATTATGATAGTAGACCGTATTGATGCGGTAACGAAAATAACGCACCGGCAGTCTTATTTACCGGCACCGAAGTCAGTCAAGATCGAATTGAGTCCACGGTGTAATTACAAGTGCGGGTTTTGTGCTTTACGGACCCGTGAGGAACAACCGAAGAAGGACATGGACTTCTCTTTCTTCAAAAGAATAAGCAAGGAGATGCGTGAAGCTGGCGTCGAGGAAATAGGGTGTTTCTTCCTGGGCGAGAGTTTCATGAATCCTGAACTCCTGGTCAAGTCGATAGGGTATTTGAAGAAATCATTGGGATTCCCGTATGTCTTCTTAACGTCGAACGCTTCTCTTGCCACGGCGGTATGGGTTGAACGTTGCATGGAAGCCGGTCTGGATTCTCTGAAGTGGTCGGTCAACGCTTATGATCTAAAGCAGTTCGAGAAGATCATGGGGGTGAAGAAACGGTATTACGAAAAGGCTTTCGAGAACATCAAAGATGCCTGGGGTATCAGGGATCGAGGCGGATATGAGACGGGTTTGTATGCCAGTTCCATCAAATACGATGATGTGCAGGTCGATGAAATGGAAAAGGTTCTGAACGAGAGAGTACGTCCGTATGTCGATCAGACCTATTTCCTGCCCCTGTATTCGATGGGGGCCTTTGCCACACAACGGGAAGAGGAACTGGGATATCGCCCAACAGCGGGCAATCAGGGCCGTATAGGTGCGCTTAGGGAGCCGCTGCCTTGCTGGAGTGCTTTCACGGAAGGTCACGTTCGATCAGACGGTGGTTTAAGTGCCTGTTGCTTCGATGCTGGTGGTCAATGGGTGATGGGCGACTTGAATCAGACTTCATTCATGGATGCATGGAACTCCGATAAGTTTCAACGCTTGCGCCAAGCGCATTTAATCAAGGATGTTTCGGGGACCATATGCGAGAAGTGCGTTGCATACAGTTAGAATATTTATCGGATACGACCCCAATGAAACGGTTGCATACCATGTGTTGTGCCATTCTTTGCTGGAAACGGCGACTTATCCGGTAAGTATCACTCCTATCAGGTTGACGCATGTTAGCCGTTGGTTTAGCCGGGAACGGTTGCCGATGCAGTCCACGGAGTTTTCGTTCTCACGGTTTTTAGTCCCGTTCCTTTGCAACTACGAGGGATGGGCGATATTCATGGATTGTGATTTCCTGTGCTTTGAGGATATCTACAAGCTGTGGCAGACGAAAGACGAGAAGTACGATTTGATGTGCGTCCAGCACGATCACCACCCCAAGGAGAGGACAAAGTTTTTAGGTGCGTTGCAGACTCAATACGAAAAGAAGAACTGGTCTTCTCTGATGATGTTCAACAACGAACGGTGCCGGAATCTTACAAGGTTCTATGTCAACCGTGCATCCGGGTTGAGTTTGCACCAGTTCGAGTGGTGTGAGGGAGAGATAGGCAACATTGATAAAAAGTGGAATCATCTCGTCAATTACACCGATTATGATCCAGCGCCTTTTATGGTTCACTACACGGAAGGTGGACCTTACTTTAAAGAGTATGAAGGATGCCAGTATTCAAACGAATGGTTTGCAACTAAGCAGAGGATGGAATATGCGGCGCAGACAAGCACACCAGCTACAGGCTGAAGCGGAAAAGAATGTGGTTGCCAATGCTCATTTGGCAAACATGAAAATGGCGAAGGTTGATTTAACGACAGAGAATACTCTGCCGCCAAAAACACTGGGTCGGGGGTATTGTAGACATTGTAGTAAGTATATTGGTAAGGGGATTTATTTCCATGAGAAGCATTGTAACGTGAGGACTATTTAGGTGGCGACTTCGGGTTCAACTGACTACAACGTCTCACGAGATCAAATCATCGAGGCAGCGTTGAGAAGGATTGGCAGGCTTGACCCCAATCAAACCCCTCGACCTACCGATACGGATACGTGCGCGGAAATTCTCAATGAGTTGTTGAAGAGTTGGAACAACACTTTCATGGGGTTGCAGTTATTCACCACGAAACAAGGATTCCTTTTCCTGGAGCAGAGCAAGACGGTTTACGATGTTGGGCCAAGCGGAGATCATGCGACGACGAGTTATACAGAGGTAGCGGCGCAGTCTACGGTCAGCAGTACTAAAGTTGTCCTCCCTAACGGACCGTGGGCAGCAGGACAGAATATTGGGGTTATCAATGTCTCCGACAATACGCAGTGGTCTACCATTGCTTCTGTATCGAATTCCGTTACAGTGGTCATGGCGGATACTTTGACCACAACGCTATCTACTTCAGGCGTTGTCTTCGTCTATACGGACAAAATCCCCCGTCCGGTAGACGTGATCAGTATGACGTTGGCCTTTCATGAAGGGTTCGATGATGAAGTCTCGTACATGAGTAAGGAACGCTATAACAATATCTACGATAAGAACCAATCCGGCGAACCCACCCGGTATCATTACGAACCGTTGCTGACCAACGGGCGGATATATTTTAATTATCAGGCCACCGATTTTCATGATGTCGTCAAGTTCGATTTCCGCAGACCATTCGAGGATTTTGACGCATCAACGGACAACCCGGACATACCGCAGGAATTGATCCGCGCCTTGAAATGGAACTTAGCCTCTGAGATCGGCATTGAATTTGGTATCCCGGAGAAGAGACAGAAACTTATTGAAAGCAAAGCAGGCAGCGCGTTGTTAGAGATACGATCCTTATATTCAACATCCCCGAGAACGTCCCAACAGGCATATGGTAGAGAGGTAAGACCATGAGGCGAGTATTTTTCACAACTTACACTCCTTCCATAAAGGCGGATGGGACGATCAATGCGTTAGGGACCGTAGCCTTCGATGCTGCGGGAACCAGCACGGACAAGAACACTTTTTCTAATTATTCCTTAACTGCCACGAATTCAAATCCAGTCACTTTGGATTCTGCCGGGAAAGCGGATATCTATCTTTTGGAGAATGGACTCTATGATGTGACTATTCTTGATGCTTCGGGGTCTGCCGTCGATACGCATTCCTTTCTAGGGGCGGACCTCAGTCCGTCCAGTGCGGACCTACAAGAGAATATGCTGAGTAACCCCAGTTTCGAGAACGCAGGGACTCCTCCTGAAGCGGTTAAGAACTGGACTGAGACGGACCCCGGTGCTTTGATTACCAGAGATATCGCAGATCAGTCGCACGGAGCGGCGAGTCTAAAATTTACTTTATCTCAAAACTCCGAAGAGTTTGTAACGTCCGATGCTTTTGCTGTTGAAGAGTTGTTGGATTTGCTTATTGATTTCGACATTATTGCGAATAATGCAACGGCTAATCCAAAGATAGACATTAATTGGCTGGATAAGGACCAATCCTCCATATCCACAGCCACTTTATATAGTGGGGATCTCGGGACTACGGAAACCTCGTGGACAAGGAAGGTCGCTTTTTCCGCCACCCCCCCTGCAACGACAGCACACGGCAAGTTAATTGTTTATGGCAACGCACATGCTACGCAATTCACCACTCAGTTTGACAATCTCAAATTATATCAACTCACATCAACTTTAGCTGGTGCTTACCCTGGGCAAGCTGTAAGAAGTCAGTTCACTTTTAGTTCAGTTACAGCAATTACCATATCTGCCGGGTCATACCATCATGCCGGAACGGTTGATCAAACATTAACCTGGAACTCTCTAATTACATTTACTGCCGGATCAGGCGGATCGAATGGTGATTCGACTAATTTGGGTGCCAGTGAACAACATCATTTCTATATAGATGATTCTAAGGTTGTAACATTGGGAACGAATATCTTAACTGCGTCAGAGTTTATAAACTCGACAACGGCCCCAACCTGGTCTGAATCCAAGCATGGATGGTACAACGGTTCGGACAGGTGTATTTTCGGATTTAGAACAGACGGGTCCAATCAAATACTGGAATTCTTCCATGAAAAAGAAATGGTGGTATACGCAACTGATATAGAAGACCTTGCCGCAACGAATTTGGCCGACGCATCATTCACGCCAGTGACTTTATCTATCCCGAAGTTTGCCATACGTGCGCAAATATATGCTGAATCCAGCGCGACTCCAGGTTGGCATTGGGAGACTACGGGTCAGGTTGATGGGACGGGCCATACTTTGATCAGTAATCAGGAAAAAGACAATATTACTGCCATCATTACAGATGGTTCGCAAAGTGTAGGATTCAAACCGGATGCCGCCGGCGCAGAGACATTAAAAATAGACACCCAAGGGTGGTATTTTGGGAGGGGGATTTAAATGTTTATCGTATATGAATCGGCAACCGGATTGATTGTTGGTGGTCCGTTAGATCGGCAGGTGGATGCAGACGCTATTGCAGCAGTGACTCCTGGGCAGGCTGTTCTTTCAGTAGTTGAAAAGCGTATAAACAGAAAAGAATGGCGCGTTGATCTTGCCACCCTGACGTTGCGTAACTGGACCGCTTTAGAAACACAAGCGGCGAATGCGGCGGAAGCGGCGGAAAAGGCGGCTATTCAGGGACGCAAGGATAAGGTCAGGGATGATAAAGGTACGGGTAATGCGGTCCCTGATATCAAAGACAGACTGGATGATCTCATTTCAGTACTGCAAGATAATGGAACCATCCCAACGTGAGTATTCCTGCTCCGTTCATTGGGAAGACGTATGACAATACCTTTCTTCTGGCAGAGCAACAACGATGTGTGAACTGGTTCCCCAAAGGAAATACATTAAGAGCGAAACCAGGATATGACACCTGGACAGTCACCGGAGAGGGACCGATACGAGGTTGGGAACATCACAAAGACGTTCTTTTGGTTGTCTCCGCTACGGAAGTCTATAGTGTGTCCAAAGGGGGTTTTGCTACTAAAATTGGAGAGTTAGCCACTGACATTGGGCCGGTACAGATTGCTTCCAGTGGGTTTGATGGGAACGAGGCTTTGTTCACAGATGGCAAGGAAGGGTATGTATGGGACGGGAGTAAACTAATTGTTGCTACCGGGCTACCCAATAATCCCCATCATGCTTTGTTTGATAATGGCTTTTTCGGAGTCATTAAGGGGGATTCAGCCGAATTTTACAAAGCGACTAATCCCTTCGATGCAATCAATTGGGCCGGCGAGTTTGCGACCATAGAGCAGTCTCCAGATAAAGTGGAGGCGGTTTTGGTCAACAGGAACGATCTGTGGATGTTGGGGGAAAGATCATTGGAGGTATGGTTTTATTCTGGCGAGGCTTTCCCGTGGAATCCCAACAGAAGTGCATTTCAGGATTATGGAATAGCGGCACCGGAGACATTGACCAAGTTCGATAACAATGTTGCATGGCTGGCAGATTCAGGAGAAGTTGGAAGGATAGCGGTTAAGACGCAGGGGTTTGCGGTGCAGAGGATAAGTAATTCCGTTATAGAAAAAGAGTGGCAGAGTTACGAGAAGATTTCGGACGCAACTGCGTGGAGTTTCAAGTTTCCGGGATTAGGGCAATTCCTGGTATTTCAGTTTCCTTCAGGAAACGCAACCTGGATATTTGATGCTGAAGAGGGACAGTGGCACGAATGGCAGGCGTGGCATCCAATGGGAGCAAAGCGCAGGCATACGGGTAAGTATTTTGTGCATTTCGATGGGCGGTATCTGATATCTGATCATTACAACGGGAACATCTATCAACTGAAGGATACGCTTTTTCAGGATAACGGCGTTCATTCGGTAAAGAAGAGAATGGGGCCGAACTTGATCTCAAGTCGAAACAGCATTGTTTACAGTTATCTGGAATTGATCATGGCGGTAGGGGTGGGTAAGGCGGGAAGTGAAGACCCCAAGGTAAGGTTGAGTTATTCAGATGATCGTGGACATGTATGGTCAAATTTCCAGGAACACACGTTAGGCGGTATCGGTAACAGGATGGAGCGCGTAGGGTTCAGCAGATTAGGTTCAAGCAAGGAAAGGATATTCCAGGTGGAGGTAGCGAGTGATGTTGAGACAACCTTAACTGATTCCATTATGCAAGTGGAAGAAGGGATGCTTTGAGCAAGATTGCCAAGTCCAGGGTATCACGCATCCCTTTCGAGGAATTGGAAGAGAAGGGACTGCCACAATTAGCGCAGTGGTTGACTCGTTTGCATGATGATTCGTTGCGCCAGACCAGGACTTTCTTTATCAGTTTCACATCAACCTTTACTGCCGTGGCGAGTTCGATAACCAATAAAGAAAGGACGGTTAAAGGCGTTGTTCCTGATGATTTGATTTCAATTGCCGAACCTTCCAAGGCTAGTGGTTCTGCCATGATCATTGGTGCATATTCCAGCGCAACGGATCAGGTAACTATTCGGTTTGGTAATTTTACTGCGAGCGGGGCAAAAGTTCAGCCAAAGGTATACAAGATTAAAGCAACGAGGTTTTGATATGGCATGGGTCAGTATTACGGAATCCAGGGGTTTAGTTAAACATCCAATAGACGATACATACGTTCCTATGCTGGATGTACGAACCTCGCATTTGGTATCAATGTCCACGTCTTCACAATTGAGTGCTGCTTTTAGCAATGCCACTACGATTGTGACTATCATTTCCACGGAAGATGCGTTTATTGCCATTGGGGCCGCGCCGACTGCAACAACGGCGAGTGGCGCGTTTTTGAAGTCAGGTATTTATGTAACCAGACCGTGTAATCCTTCGGATAAGATTGCGGTTATCAATGCTGCGTAGGGCAAAAGTAGAAGATATTCCGGTATTAAGACAGATGGGAGAAGAGTTTCTATCTTATCTTAATGCGCCATTCCCAACAAATTTAGACAAGGCTATGAAGTTTCTTGAAAATGCCATCAGGGAAGAAACCGTTGTATTTTTAGTGAGTGATGTAGATGGCATCAATGGTGTTATTTGTTTTGTCGTTTGTGACAGTTTTTTAGGAACTTTGGTTGGGCAGGAATTATTTTGGTGGGTGAATACAGAGGCAAGAAAAACCGGTGTAGGGAAAGAACTTTTAGTCGAGGCGGAATTGATTGCAATGGAGATGGGGGCAAAGGCATTTGGCATGATAGATATCAAAGATGACATGGCTGAATATTACGGAAGGATGGGATATCGCTTTTCAGAAAGAACATATTGGAAGGGTATATAAATGGCTATTGCAACAGGAACAGGACTAGCAATCGCGGGTGGTGCTACTTTACTGGGAGGTATTTTATCTCGACGATCATCCCGTGGGGGTCAGCAAGCATCGTTACAAGCCATCAGTGATGCAAAGATTCAGTCGGATCAGTTAATTGCCGCAGCCAATGTAGAGGCTGCTGGTCTTATTGCTGCTGGTAATGAGGCGGCAGCGGCAGCAACTATTGAAGCGGCCAAGATAGCGTCAAACGCATTGTTGCAAGCAACGAACGCTTCTATTGCGGTGCAGAGAGAATTCGCGCAGAGGGCAAACAGGGTCTTACAGCCGACAATCAAACAGGGGCGTTTCGCGCAGAACGAAATTGCTTCGATGCTGGCGATTCCTAACTCGAAAGGCAATCTGGTCCCGTTTGATATCTCAAAACTGACGAGTCTGCCTTCATTCCAGACCGGTATCCGAGGGATAGAGAATACTGCGGTAGGGAAGAAACTTTCTACCCAACAGGCAGAGAGAGCGGCTTTGTTCGGTGCAGACTTTTTTGGACAGAGAGTTGGACAGTTGCAGGACTTTGCCCAGTTCGGAGCTAATGCTGAGAATACCTTGGCAAGTGGTTTGTTTGGGACTGGTGCAAATCTCGGGCAAACGAATCTCAATCTTGGGCAGGGTCTTGCCAATGTCGCTCAAAATCAGGGTAATTCTCTAGCCAATATCTTTACGCAAGGCGCAAATCAGCAGGCGCAGTTGGGATTGAATACAGCAAATGCTTTGTCGAATAATGCACTTGGGTTCGGTCAAGCGGCAGGCCAGACAGCGGCCAATCTTGGTGCTATTGATGCGAACTTTTTTAATCAATTAGGCAGTTTGGGCAATCTCGCTTTGTTTGCTTCAAGACCGCCAACCTCTTCCGGCACTCCAATCCCGGTGTAACCAGTAGGTAATTATTATGGCATTTCCAGTAGTTCAACCTGTTCAGTTACCGCAAGGTGGAAACAATATTGCCCAATTGTATCTCAAGGGGTTGGCGTTACAGCAACAGCAACAGCAGTTTGAGGCCAATCAACAGCAACAGCAACAGACTAATGCTTTAAATGAACGTAGAACTTCTGTATTGGAACAGCAGGAAGGGAGGTTGCAGGGTGCGCAGGATATAAAGCAAGAGCAAGCCAAAGTTCAACAGCAATTCATGCAAAAGTTCCTTACCGAAAGTGGGAAATTTGCAAACAATCCAGATATGCAAGGCGCAATTATTGGCGCATTTGGCGTTAGTAAGGAATTTGGATCGTCAATTCTCCAGTTAGCGTCTGGTTTAGACCAGATGAAGACAAGGGGGCAGGACAGGGAAGTAAAGGCATTCCAACAGTCTATGCAGAAAGTGATTGCGCAATTGCGCAGTGGGACATTAAAGCTGAGTGGTATTAAAAATCAGGCTGTGCGCAGTTTTATCCAAGATAATATGAACGCCGAAATTGATGAAAACGGTATCGTCCAACCGTTCCCACCGGAAGGGATGCTGGCTTTAGATCAAATCGCCGGTTTCAAAACTGGCACTACTGAATCAGATATCGCAGCGGGGACTTTGCAGCTAGGCAAGGGCGAAGAGACGGCTTTAAGAACAGCGGAAGTAACGGCTACGAATTTTATAGGTACGGTAGGGGAGGCGCTTACACTTCTTGAAAAGAATCCGAATATAAATACATTCCTTGCCGGTGCAGCTTCATTAACCAATACGTTACAACAAGAAGTAAAGGCATCTGCTAAACAATTCGGTATTAAGTTAGACGTAGTTAATCCGACAACATATGCAAAAGACTTCGATAGCTTAGGCATCCAGAATGTGAGGATGAAAGCTATTGTGACTTCTCTAGCTTATCAACGTGCTAAAGCGGCTGATCCAGGGGGTAAAATAACAGAGGCAGACGTAAGAGCAGGAGTGCGCGAATTAGGCGGATCATCCTCAGATCCGCGTGCGTTTGAGACGACTTTGCGCGATATAGCGAATAGGACGGCTCGGGGATTTATAACGGATTTCAATGTGCGCAATAAAGGCAAGGTTGAGTTCCAGGGCGACCTTGGAATAAGTCAATTGCCGGGTTCTTCTATTTCTCCACAGGGTAAAAAAGCAGAAGATTTAGAAGGGTGGGATTTACTTACCCCCGCAGAAAAAGAGGAATTCCGGAGATTGCAAAATGCCGAGTGAGGCTTTGTTAGAACTGCAAAGATTGCGTCAAACGCAAGGGCAACAAGGGAGTGAAGCACAACAGGAGTTGGCTCGATTGCGTCAGGCGCAAGTTCAAACACCTACGGTTTCAGAATTCGGAGGTCCATTGGAAGAGGCGGAAGGTTTGGGTGAGACTGCCTTACAGATTGGTACAGGTATGTTGGCGGAACCTATCGCGGGATTATTCGGTATTGACGCGGCGTTGACCCCTGGTGGCGAAACTGGACCGCAGGCTATTGAGAGAGTCAGGGAAGAACTGACCTTTCAACCAAAAACTGCTATTGGACAGCGTACAAGTCAAGCAATAGCAGCACCGTTCCAGGTTTTAGATGACGCCGTTACTCGTTTTGCTGAAATAGCTGGTGCGGGCAACCCAATAGCGCAAACTGCTGTTAAAACGGCGATACTGACATTGCCCATGCTGTTTGGTATAAAAACGGGGGTTCCAAACAAAATAAAAATAAACAGGGCAATCAAGAAAGTAGAAAAGGAAGCAAATGCTATGGGGATAGATTTAGGTTCCCATGACATTAGACTTCAAATTGCCGAAGCTGGGAAGGATAGAACTTTTGACGTAAAGAGTGCCGGGGTGCAGGAACTTCAAGCAGGTCTTATAGAAAAATTCACCATAGCAAAAAACAGAAACGATGCTTTATTCACGGAAGCTAGAGGAACAAACGCAAGCGTAAGGGCGGCTTCGTTTGAAGAGTTAAATTTAACAACTAGATTAGCTCTTTCTAGTCGAGATTTGAAACGAATGTCTTTTGTTACAGATAGGCTAAGTGAAATAGAGTCAATGGCAAATTTGCCAGTAGGCACGCGCATAAAATTAAATGCAATATCTAAATTCAGAGAACGATTGAATAATACCAGACCCCCTAAAACAGACCTTAGCCAAAATGCGGCGTTGAATATTATTAAATCAAAACTGGATGAGTTTCTGGACGGGCAATTTAATCAGGACATGATATTAGGTGATCCTGAAGCATTGCAGGCATGGAAGTCAGCAAGAGCAAGCAATACGAAATTCAGAGCAAATTTCAGAGATATTAAAACGATACGTCAATTGGTAGAGAGGGAAACAACGCCTGAACAAGTCAAGTCATGGATAATTGGTGCTTCTAGTGTCAATGCTAAAAAAGAAGCGGCATTAGTTGTAAGAAAACTAAAAGAGATTCTTGGCGAAGACAGTCCAGAGATTACTGCGCTTAGACAGGAATATTTGTTCGATGTGATTGAACCATTGATGAGCGAACCGCCAAACTTCAATAGGTTTCTCGCCAATTACGATAAAAGCATCAAAAACAATCCTAGCCTCATAAAAGAACTTGCGCCATTTTCCAAAACAGCCGCTGATAAATTGGCGAAAATTTCCAGAGCAACGGAAAAACTGGGAGTTAAGGGGCAATTATCAATTCCTGATGTGGATTTAAGCAGATTAGGTGCTGTCTTTATGTTTGGTCATAAACTGGCAAGAGCGGCAATGCGAGTAAGTATTGCACGATCTACATTTGATTTTCTTAGGGGTGCTGGTGGGCAACGCAAGAAACTATTGCAAGAATTATCTGGATACAACCCAAACACGCCGATAGTTCCTAGAAGGACAGTGGCATATTCCGCCATTATCTCACAAGAAGTAAGCGATAGGTTCGGGGTGAAAGAACCCGCTACAAAGGTTCGGCCCGATGCGCAAATTTTCGATGTGTTAATACCCTAATGCCTCCCTTCCTTCCGAATTATCTCATTGGTTTTGCTGGAATAGGCATAGCGGGTCTTGGGGGTGAGCAACCGATTATTGTGTCTCCTGCAGGGAGTCTTTTATTGGAGACCGGGGGGACCGATGCGCTTTTACTGGAAACCGGCGGAACCGACGCTTTGTTATTAGAGGGTTAATATGGCATCAAGTAAACTATCCACATTGGCGGCGGTAACGACTCTTGCTGACTCGGATGAACTATATGTAAACGATGCTTTAGTCTCGAAGCGGATAACCCGTGCGAACTTACGCACCAGCATGGCTCCAGATGCCGCTACAACGACTGCGGAAGGCATTATAGAGATTGCCACGGGGGCGGAGACAAACACCGGTACAGACGCAACCAGGGCCGTCTCACCCGATGGTTTGGATGACTGGACAGGTTCAGCACAGGTAACGACTGTAGGGGTGCTGGCAAGTCCCGTTCTAACCACTCCACAGATCAATGACACTTCAGCAGATCATCAATATGTGGTTGCTGTTAATGAGTTGGTTGCTGATCGAACCGTCACTCTCCCATTATTAGGGGCTGCGGATGAATTCGTTTTCAAGGATCATGCGGTCACTTTAGCGAACAAGACCTTTACGGCACCCGTCTTAGGCACTCCTGCCAGTGGCAATCTAAGCAACTGTACCGCTTATCCCGGTGATGCTTCGCTCGTTACCGTTGGCGCTTTGGACACAGGTTCGATTACTGCCAATTTCGGCAATATTGATATTGGTGCGTCCACCTTTGCCACCACGGGGACTTTAGCAGCGGGTGTTGGCACATTAACCTCCCTCAATTTAACGGCTGATACCAATCAGATCGTATTGGATTCTGATGCAGGCGTAGGCGTTACCACTACTATTACAGACAGTGCAACGGCAGCAAGAACAGTCACCTTACCGGATGCCGATGGTACGCTTATTTATTCTGGTGGCGCGTTTCACGATGGGTTTTCTGATTTTGTAGCGAACGAACATATAGATCATACCGGCGTCACCATAACCATTGCTGCAACGGCGAATGAGACGACTGTTGCTGAAGGTGCGCAGGATATATCCGCATCAAGAACTTTCACCGTAGGTATCGCGGATGATCCGATACTTCCTGGTACGGGTGGTGTGGAGATACCACAAGGGACTACTGCGCAGAGATTAGCCAATGAAGGCGCACTCAGGGTCAACACCACAACAGGAACCACGGAGATATTCCGGGGTGCAGCATGGGTTGATCTGGAAGCTGGTGGCGGAATAGCTAGTGTGGCGGCAGATGCTACGCCACAGTTAGGCGGTAATCTGGATGTCAATGGCAATTCCATTGTATCCGCTGCGGGTGCTGATATTGCTGTCACGCCTGATACAACCGGCGACGTTATACTGGATGGATTGAAGTGGCCGCAGGCAGATGGCACTAATGGTCAGGTTTTAAAGACGGATGGTGCCGCACAGTTATCATGGACGGCTGCCGGTGCTGGCGATCTTCTAGCGAATGGCACCATACCTCTCAGTGCAAACTGGGATGTCGGCGCGTTCACCATTACTGGCACTCAGTTCATATCTGATATTGCAACCGGCACTGCACCATTTGTTGTTTCCTCCACCACGGAAGTTGCTAATCTACAGGCAGCAACAGTAGGCACAATTGCTGGACTCGCGCCTGATACAGCCACGACCCAAGCTACACAAGCCGCGATAACAACCGCTGCCAATCTGGTAACGGTAGGTGCTTTAGACGCAGGTTCGATAACCGCGAACTTCGGCGCTATCGACAACGGAACGTCGAACGTAACGACCGGCGGGATACTTAAGGTAGACGTAGATGGAACTGCCACCAATGCGGCGGGTTCTCTCACCTTTGGCGCGGGTAATGATTGTTCCGCTTTCTTTGACGGGACCAATCTTGTCCTGGAGATTAAGGGAGGCAACTCTACTACACCGGTAGGGTATCAAATCACGCAGGAGTTCACTGCTGGTGAAGCGGTAGTCGATGGCGATCTGTGCTATCTCAAATCGGATGGCAAGATGTGGGAGACGGATGCCAGTGCGGTTGCCACAGCCAAGGGTCAGTTGGTAATTGCAATGGCGACCATAGCGGCTGATGCTACTGGTAAGTTTCTGGTGAAAGGGAGTTATACAACAACTGGCTTGACTCAAGGTTCAGAGTATTACATCAGTGAGACAAAGAACAACATTACTGCAACTGCACCAGTAACGGCTAGTGCAATTGTAAGAATTGTTGGGTGGGCGCAAAGCACCACCGTACTTAATTTTGATCCCGATGGGACGTATATAGAAATATGAGTATAGTCACCAGTGCAATAATTGAGGATACACTGCACACACCTACTAGACGTGAGTTGCGCTATCTTTTTACTGACCATGTGAGTCGCACGCACCACATTCGCAAGATAGTCGGTGGTGCTGCTTTTGATGAGGTGGCGGATTTAATAGTTGTTGCGGCACGGTTGGAAGATCAGTTAGATGAGGGTGAACTGATAAGATCAGAAAAGAGAGTGATGCGTGGTGAGGATGCTTTGTCAGTGGTGCAAAATCCGATACATTCCACAGATAAGAAAATTGCCAAGTACCTTATTCGCAAAATGATGCGGGCGGGTAAATCGGATGATCCAGCAAGAAGAGAAAAGGCTATTTTTCTGGCGATTGTATTAAAGCCTTTGGTTGATTGGATGAAAGCTAATTTAACCAACGCGCAAATTCGTAATTTCCTCGACATCACCAACCCGCAATTGGTTGCTATGAACAATCGGTTGAACAAGGTGTACTTGCATCATGCCGATTTGATCTCTTTTCTTGATACTTTCGAGGATTGGGAATAATGGCAGCGTACTACTATGTCAAAGATACCGGGACTTCTACAACCGATACGGGGCGATATGCCACTCAGCAAACAGGAACTTTCGCAGGATTAGGCACTGCAAATTATTACGCCAGCATTGAAACTGCTTTGGCGGCAACCACTGCGCCGGTTGCGGGAGACTTCATTTTAATTTCGGACCTATCCACTCACACCTATGGGGCGGGTGATAAGATTATTAATAATGGCCTGCACTTATCTCTCGCGCTAAATCTTTTGTCTGTAGACGATGGCGTGATAGAGAATTATAAAAAAGCAACCGCCGCACAAGAGAAAACGCCGAATATTGGTGATGATTTTTCGTTTCGGGGTTGTTGGGCGATGTATGGGGTGTACCTCAGTGCTGGTCAAAATTTACAAATAATTCCTGATGTTGAAGAAGATTCGTTTTATGCGAAGGATTGTAAATTTGAATACGATGATGGTGAGAACCTACTTATCGGGGCGTCCGAAATTGCCAATAGTTTAGTGCTTCAAAGTTGTCAATTTGATGCTTCTACAGCAACTTCTACCAATCAACAATCAATGCTTCTTGCTGGGGGAATTTGCGAATTACAGGATTGTGCAATAGGTTCTAATACAGTGCTTACCGCACGAATAATAGGTCTTAATGCGTCTCCTAATGCTAATGTATCTGGGTTGGATACGAGTAGTATAGGCGGCACACCCACAAACTTTGTTACGCAATTAATTGATGAAGTTGGCACAGCGTCTTTTGTTGGTTGTCAGGTGCATTCCAATGTAAGCACTATTGGTTCCGGCGTACAGCAGTACGCAGGGATGCATTTGCAAATGGATTATGTTGCTAACAATGCAGAGACGGGGGAAGAACAGAAACTGCCTGGGTCTTTGTTTGAGCAACCGGACGTTACGAGAACCGGGGGTAGTTCTAACTCATGGAAAATTGTCACTACTCAATGGTGTGATGAGGCATTCCCATTCCGCACTCCTTGGATTACCGGATATTTTGATTCCACAGCAGCCAAGACAGTTGATATTTATATTGCTAACGAAACCGCTACAGATGGTGGAGACTACAACAATGATGAGTTATGGCTTGAGTTAGAATATTTCGGTGCAGCAGGCAACGCACTGTATGATCTGATAACGACAGCCAGGGCTACCCCCTTCGCTACTGCGGCAAATCCACATGACGCGGCAGATGGTAGTACTTGGTCTGGAGGGACCGCGCCGTTTGCTAATATGCATATCTTACGCGGTTCTTGCACACCCGGCCAAGTAGGTCCCTTCCGCGTTAGATTATGCTTCGGTAGAGCAAGTGTAACAACTGATGCGCTTTATGTTGATCCGCTTATAGTGGTGACGTAATGGCTAGAGACTGGAAGGCACCTGCTGGACCGTATGTGCTGGAGGATGGGACTGACGAATACAAACTCCCCGCTGGGCCGTATGTTAATGAGGATCAAGCAGCGGCAGGGGCTGGCTGGACAGGCAAGATAATCGGCGCAACCGATCCCTCAAAAATAAATGGTATCGCGGTAGCAGGAATCTCAAAGGTGAATGGAGTAGCATGAACACCAAGGCGTTTAAGGAACATATTGCAGATTGGTATCAAGTGCTTATCGCCACTGCATTCATTGGTGCGATGGGTTGGGGAGTGTTTCTGTTGTGGGCGGAAAGTAATTTCATGTCGGCCGAAGCGGGGGAAGCATTGGAAGAACGGGTTGAGTCACTAGAGGCTGGACAGCAAGCAATCACTCGTGGATTAAGAGTGTTGCAAGATACTACGGATATCAATGAACAGAACCGGCGACTGGACGCACTGAAGAATACTCGCGCACAACTTAGGACAGCGGAGTTCCAATTACGTAGGATTGTCGAGGGAGGGGACGCCAGGGAATCAGATCGCAAGACACTCAACTCCATCAACAATCAGTTGATAGATATCGAGTCTGAGATAGACCTGCTGGAAGTTCGTTAGTGTTTCGCTTCAGCGAGAGATC